CCCCTTCATCTGAAAAAGAACCAGAAGCACCGCCTCCGCCGCCACCTCCACCTGCTACATAGGAGTTGTTTGTAATCGTAATACTGGTGCTTAAGTTAATAGCAGTTCCACCAGCATTACCGGTACCACCAGTTCCAGCACCACCCATCCCTAAGATGAAGCCGTTATTAATTAATTTAACGCCTTTTGGAAATAGGTTTGGAACAGATAAACCGGGAGTTCCAGTGCTAGTTGAGTAAACATAGACGTTACTATCAACAGTTGCTTCAACTGCTTTTGCCTGATCCCAACCGGCGGTAATAGCAAGAGCCGCTAAATTTGCATTTGTTTGGTTTGAGGAGATAGTAAATTTAAACGGGGCGGCCCCCCCACCTCCAACCAGCATTAATTGGATTCCACTCATTCTACGTTCCCTGTAATTACGCAGACAGTGCTATCGATAAATAAGACCGTGCAAACACCACGAGTTGCCAATGTCACCGATGCTTTATCTGAGTCTGTTCCTGCGATATAAGCGGTTGAGATTGAACAAGTAATTGTGATATTACCTGTCGTGTTGTTAAAGATTGAAACTACGTCACCAGAAGCAAAAACTGAATTTGGGATTGTGATTGAACCACCAGAAGCAACCTCAACGTATTCGCCAATATCAGTTGTTGCGAGCGTATAAGAAGTTGTTTTTGGCCCTACTGGGGGGATATTCCTGAACCCAACCGACATATTCTCATTCGGGAAGGTATATGTTTTTGCTGTGGAAGCAGGGCCGCTAACTGTAAAGAACGCATTATTTGTCCCGCCGTATGCAACTGCTAGTAATCCAGAAGATATGGCAGAAGCGTTTAAAGATGTAATGTTTGCGCCTGAGAAAGTGGCTGTATTTGATCCAGTACCACCTGAAGCGACGGGTAGTGCGGTAGCAAGAGTCAGAGAAGATAAATGGGTAATCGCATCAACGACATTAGTGCCATCGTTATATACATACATTGTCTTACCAGCCGGGACTGCTATACCTGTGCCAGTAGAGTTTTTAACAGTAATTGCATCAGCGCAACCGTTATTAACAATATAAATCTTCTCAATCGCCGGGACGATAAGGTTTTGTGCTCCGCCAGAAGTACCCGTTAGGTTAAGCCGTAAGTTACGTGCTGTTTGAGTTGCGTTAGTATTTGTAAGCGTTAGCGTTACAGTTCCACTAGCAAAGGTTACATCAGCCGAGCCAACGATAGCCTCTTCTAATGCCGTCCCTAAATTGTCGTTAGTTACAGTACCCCATGTCCCCGAGTTTTCCCCGGTAGCCATAAGTTGAATTTTTAAATTACTATACGTACTTGCCATTTTTTACTCCTTAAATTAGGCCGCTATTGGTAGCCAATTTGGTGTTTGAACATCATTAATCTGTTGCCAGTTAGGATTTTGATTAGGGTTAATTTTACTCCAGATCAAAACTTTCCCGACACGCCCTTGTCCTTGAACTCCTGTTACAGATGCACTTTTTGGAATTCTTACTACAACACTACCTATTGAACCCGTCGCCTGTAGCAGTGAAACCGGAATATTATTAATGGTTTTCTGCTCAACCTGACCAAGCACTGAGGTTCCTACGACCCCTGTTACCGGCACATTGGCTATACCAATTACATCAGTTTCACCTAACTGCGTTGTCCCAACAACCCCTATTGGGTAAACATTTGCTTTAGTAACTACTGTTACAGAGCCGCTTTCTCCAGTCCCTTCAAGCCCTGTAGTCAGGACATCAACTGAAATACTAGCGATTGCTGTACCTACACTACCCGAAGCCTGAACGCCTGTTACAAAAACATTGGCGGCGGCACTAATTGTTTCCTGTCCAAGTTCTACCGTATGCTGGAACCCAGCGGGCTGTACAAATCCAGTACCAGAAATTCCTACCGAATCTAATAACCCACTACCAACTACTCCGGTAACGTAATACCCAAAAGTAGCCCGTACAGTTCCAACTTCTCCAGAGGCTTCAACCCCTGTTACAGATACATTTCCTTTTGAAGATACAACTGCCTGTCCAACCTGTCCTTCGCCTTCTACCCCTGTGGGTCGAATATCGGCCCTTATCTTTACTTCTTCCTCTCCAAGTTGGCCTTCACCTTCAACACCAACTGGGAATACATTTGCAAAAATACCAACTACAACAGAGCCAACCTGACCAGTAGCAGTTACAGGGTCTACCTCAAATCCACCTTTAACATCCTCACCCCAACCACCACGGCTCCACGGGCCTGAACCCCAACCGATGTAATTAACTTCGGCAATAATTTTTAAAGAGCCAATAAAACCAGAACCTTGAACCCCAGTAACGTAATAAGCAGATTCTTGTTCTGTCTCGCCTAACTCAACGTCACCTTGCACCCCGACTAAAAAGATATTAGCCCCAGTGCCTACTTCCGTTTCGCCAAGTTCTCCTGCGCCTGCAACACCGGTAAGAATTACATCAGCATTGGGATTACCTACACCCCACTGTCCTTCACCCCAAGGGCCAATACCCCACCCAAGTTGAGTTGGAAGTTCACCTAACTCTCCACTTGCTTGAACCCCAGTTAATGCAATTTCAACAGATTGACGTATAAAAGAAGTGCCAATCGCTCCAACCGCTTCTACTCCAACCGCATTAATTACAGCATTTGGCTCACCTTCGCCAAAGTTACCCTCCCCATAAGGCCCTAACCCCCAGCCAATCATGATCTGTCCTTTAGGGGAGGTGGTTAATTAAGCAATACGAATAATTGCGTTCGATGCGTCATTAGTTGGGAAAATGATGGTGAAGTCACCGTCCGAAGCGGTTTTGTCAGCACCAAAGTCCAACACACAAACTGATGCATTGGTCAGCGTGGTATTAGCATTGCTGTTTGCTGATGGCGTGGTGTTATAAATCAAAGCGCCACGAGCAGTAAAGTTAGCGTTTACAAAAGTCTCATCAGAGAAGTCAGTAAAGCCCACACCCGTGTTGGCGTTGATGTTGGTTGCCGTTACACCGGTGTTAGTTAATGCTTGCCCACCAGCCGTGTAGTTAGTACCGGAAGTACCAACTTCGTTGGAAGAGGTATAAGCAGTTGTATTAGCATCCAATGAGGCCGAGGATGTGTACAGAGCGAGTTTAAAAACGTCTGCGCCAGTATCGGCGGAAGGACGGAAATCGTGTACAGCCAAAAGAAGTTCGGCCTTAAACGAGGTGGTCATTGCTTGCGTGATAGCCATATTAGGCTCCTTTATTCATCTAAAAGTTTAACGAACTCAGGATGTCCTGCTTTCCTGAACTTAAGAGCCAATGTCGTATGGTTAGACTTAATGGCTTCCTTCATGTAAAACACCAAAACCTGACGGATTTGATTTTTAAACGCTTCTGCCTGATCCCGAATGGCAGGGTGCGTCTGTGAACCTACAGAAATAATCTTATCTAAAGCCCGTTCAGCAACTTCTTCTGGGGTAAAACCACGACCAGAAGTTGTTAATACTTTGACATTTGCGCCCCCCAAAAGGAAGGCTACTTCGCTCATAGTGCTCATCGGACTGGATACCTCGCTTGTTCAGTTCTATACATATCTTGACGATCTTTGCCTTCACCAAGTTGTTTCAACATGGCAAGTGCCTCATTGTAACGAGACACATAGGTATCGTTAACATCTTTTTCACCCTTCATAAACGCATATGCCTCTAACAATGATCCGTAAAGAAGAACAGAATCAAAATTAGTGCCAAGCCAAGTTGTATTTGCTGTAACAATAGATGCTGGGTAGGCATAATAAAGCAACTCCATAGTGTAATCTGCGTCTGGAGTTGGCCCTAAAATAAACGTATTAGCGTCAAAAATAGCGTAATGGGTGGGAGCACCTGTGGTAGCAGGTGTGGGGAAAGACTCCCGAATAAACTCAACATCTTTGTTTATCAAGTAATCGTAACTTCCATTCGCATTAATTCGGGCTAATGAAAACGTGGAAAGCCAGTCTGTGGGTGTAGTTAAAAATCTATTACCGCTTGTACAAGTACCCGTTACGTTATCCCGCATTACAGGGAGTTGAACGCTGTTATAGATCCTCTGTTCAGCCTGACGGATGAACGTGTCTATCTGATCTTTTGTAAGAAAAGATGTAGTTGTAGCAGTAGTAGTTGCAACTACCGTATCTGGGAAGTTATTCTCAGCATACGCTTGTATGGTCTGAAACAGCGTCGAGTAGTTCATTTAGCCCATCTTTTTGCTATTACCAGTGCCTTTAGTCGCCGCCCCGGTACCACGAGTTTTCTGGGTTTGCGTATTTGGCACGTTATTTGGGTAACCCGATGTATTGGGAACCGGAACTGGTTTAGGTTGGTTATGCATTTATCGACCTCTTCCAGAATTTTTATACGTAAAAGATGATACCTTTTGATTGGCTACCTTGGCTAGACCACGACCAAGTTGCTTCATCTGGAGGTTAGTTTTCCCGCCCTTGGCAAACTTAGTTAATGGCTTGCCGGGGTGCATTGACTTCTCATGTTTGTGAACTGCCTTTTTTGCGTCCATGATTACTCCTATGTAATTGAAATTGTTACTGTTCCTAATTGACCGCCAATTAATAAATTATTGGGGGTCAATCCATAAGTATTCCCTAAACCCACGGGGTTCCAACCCCATTGAATCTGCCTACTACCACCAGACGGAGTCCCGTCACTACTAACTGAAGGAGTGTTGGTAGCCAATAACTGCAATCCCGTCAAACCGCCCTGCAAATAACTGTTGTCCTTCCTTGGGTTCCTTAAACCCTGTGGGTCATCTACTGGATACATACCCAACTGCAACTGGGGCTGATCCGGTTCCCAACAAGAAGGGCAAACTAATATGTTTACATTCTTGGTCTTAATGACCAAACCCTTCAACTGCTTTAACTTAAACTGGAACCCACAGCGATCACACATGGCAATCGCATTTTTTCCAGACGCAAACTTATTTCCCATTACTCAATAAACATTCTGCGAGGAACAAAACGAACAGCCGCTTTATCCCTGTCTTCTTCAGAAGCGTATCTCCACTGTTCGTCATACTGTTCTTTTAGTACAGCAACCCTATCGGGAGCCACCTTGATTGCCAAGTAATAAGCCAATCCAGCAATCATGCAATTCAGGAACCGAAAGGGAATATCCTGTGTCGTAATGCCATTCCCGGCATCTTGTATCCGTCGCATACGCCAGTACACGAACGTGTAGTAAGGGGAAGAAATCGACCCCTGATCCGGGGCAGGCCATACATAAATCTTAGGATGATCCACCCCAGTAGTCGTATTTGTGCCGTTTGGTCTTCCCCCAGCAGGGTAAGTAGCGCCCGACTGACGGTCTACCCAAACCTGAATAGGACGGCCTGTTGCCAATTTGTTTGGGATCGTGGCATAGGTAGAAACACTAATACGGGTGATTGTTAGGTCTGCTTGACTTGTGCCAGTTCCTGTACGAGTTACGTGCTCAAGGAGATCAATTGTATCTACTGGGAGTTCGTAAGATACTTGATTGGCTATAAGCGGGATCTCCCCGTTCTCGATAGTCCAAAGGTTTACCCCACGGTTAGACCACTCCACTGTGAGCAAGTTTAAACTGCGTCTTGCAGTCCGTAGATCATATCCAGAGCGAAGTTCTTTTCCACAGCGTTCAAACGCCTCCTCAACTATATTGTTAAGGTCTAGATTAAAAGAACTGGTGCCTGCCGTAGTCATTTTACTTTCCTATGCGGAGCAACTTTTTTAGCCACGCTTTTAGGCTGTGGAACAAACTGTTTGCCTGCGGCTTTACCCGCTCTCTTGGCTTTCGTGGTCGAGGCGTACTCTTGCGGGGAGAGCGCTTTGATGGCGCTGCTTGGGAGGTATCTTTCCCCTGTAGCCTGCGATCCTTGCGTAGAAGGTTTGC